GTGATGCCGTTACCAGTAAGGCCGGTTGCTACAGCTTCAAGCTTCAAGACCCCATCGGTAAACTGCACGTATGCGAAAGCCGACGAGCTGTTATCGTTTGCAGAAGTTGTTGCGGAACCATCGCCAATATCAATGAATTGCGAACTGTTGATATCGCTATTCGCCTCGTACCTTCCAAGATATGTAAACACATAACCAGAAGTGGTTGAAAGAATACCGTAGTCAGTAAAGGAATTTCCAAGACGGGCTATAACATCAGCATCTACCGCGGAACCATCAGCCGGAGCTTGTAAAACCAAAAAGATCTGATTATTAACAGTAACGTAACACGGTTTAATGTCATTGGTCGTATCCGTATAAAAGCATGTTGGATCAAGAGGATCAAACTGTTTATACTTTGTTGATGCTGCGAGTTCATTGAGAGGAATAACTCTTGAAGTGTTAGCCGAATTAATTCGAAATAGACCAGTGATATGCTCGAGCACACGTTGCTTATCTTTGAATGTTCCAACTGGATAAGGTGCGGTTGCCGAAGTACCTGCTACATCGTCCCATGAATCCTGTTGACCGATACCAAGATAATAAGAAGTATTAGTGATATCAGTATCCAAAAGATTCGCGGAATTTCTTCGGAATTGTTCTGTTATAATGGCTGCCATAACGTTTATTTATACTTGTAATTATAGTTTAGTCTTGGGTAAATACAAAAGAATTTTGAAAAGATGTTTGTGTATCGTGTGTATAGTGCGGTGAATCATCTTCGTCGATCGTTTCAGTACTGCTTAAAAATATTTGAGAAGGAGACTCGTATGCCGGTGAATTGTTATCCCAGCCTCTTTTATATAGGATGTTAATAAAACGATCATCCGAAACTATTGCCGCTAAAGGATAAGAACTTCCAAAAAGCGGGGTAGAGTCATCATAGGATGCAACTGTTTCCCATTGAGTATAATCAATTTCTGTTATCTCTGGGATAAAGGGATAGATTGTCCAAGGGGTGCGATTAATAAACAACTGTTCTCCTTCAGGGCTTGAGTCTGAGGTATAGAGGGCCCAGGTTCTCTGCGCTTCCGAGAATTGAAAATAAAGATCAGAGTCATCCGATTCAAATGTATGAAGCACGTCAATAACATCATCTTGAGGGCTGTCAGCAGAATTGACTTCTGTTGTTCCTGTAAACACAAAATGCTCTGTTGCAAGTGAACCATCATCTGGTGAAAAGTCAGCATTAGGATCTACAATAAAGTCAAACTCGTCAATTGATAAAGAATCGAGAAATGATCGTGTATAAAAATCAATAGATGACCCAGCACTAAAGTTATTAAAGTGCGTGTTATAACTAACCTTGTATTCAGAAGGGGTGTCGGAATATTTAACTACACCGTTAAGTCTATTAACAACATCAGGTATCGCCTTCTTAAACCTTTCGACGTTTAAATTAACTCTTGAAAAGGCAGAGATGTCATACAGCGCTCTAAACCGGGGATCGAATCCGGACTCAGCAGTGAGTGAATCTACATCATCAGGAAGCTTCCACCTATACCGCATTAAAATGTGTTTAATTCCACTTCCCTCAAGCGGGAGAAGGTTAGTCCACTCGAAACCAACTACATTTAGTGGTCCATCATCAAAATAATTGTTTCCATCACGGTCAATAGCAAGAACACCGTTTACAAATACATCGCCAATCTGAAATAATTCAGTATTTTTAATCTCTACCCCACTGCCATAGACGGATGCTAGATCGGGTTCATATACACGAACATAGACCTCGGTGGTTGGAGTAACAATTCTAATCAGTTCGTGGTTAAGACCTTGAGGACTGGAGTCGTCCGTATCAATAATAAATGAAATCCAACCTTCGGTATATTCAGACGAAGATAGTGCCGCTGGAATATATGTAATAGGAGAATCAATTGGTTCGTTAAAATCTTCAACAACTAGATCACTTTCAATAAAATCAAGATAAGGAACTTCTGATTCGTCAATTACTTCAAAAGCTGATGGATACTTAAAGGCTCCATCGGAGTAGTTTGTATATGCAGCGCCGGCTTCAGCGATTGTAGCATTTCCGTATTCTCCCCAAGCCGCGTTATCTATAAATTTAGTTTCCCCGGCCCAACCTTCTCGATATGCGGATTGAATGGTGTTATCATTTGAAGCCAATCTCGCCAAAATGAAGCTATTGAAAAACGCTTTTAGGGAATCTCGATCAACACCAGGTGTTCCTTTTTTATCAGAGATTAATCTAGTGTGCGTGAGATAATGATAACCACCATCACCCATCAATACTTTAAACAAGTATGCTAAAGAAAGATTTAAATACTGATCCTGTGGAGTATGCTTACCAAAAAAAGTATCCCAATCAATCCAATCAGCGAATGACAGAACCGATTCAACTTCGGCCCAACCTTCAGGCGAGGTTTCAGTACTATATTTAAATACCCTCGGAACATTATCAAATTTTGTGATAGGATCATCACCGTCATTAGCATCGGTTACAATATAAAGCGTTCCATTCTCAGGGGCAGGAGTATAACCAACTGCGCCTGGTAATTCAGAAGTTAGTTTAACAATACCATCAACGGTTAAGTAATACTCAAGTGCTTCTTTAATCCAATCGTTATCTTGAATAAGTTCAAGTGTTAAAGCAACGAAAAATTTCAGACCAGCAGGATGAACAAATTTAATAAATTCATTTCTCCAATCGGCCTGATCTGATTGCGCGTTGACCACATAAGAGAATTCTTGCCAACGAAAGCTGTCGCGGATTCTATTTTTTGTTGAAATGGTTCCTTTTTCTAAATCAGCTACAGTGAATAAGTGTTCTTTTGGATAAACCAGAGTAATAAGTTCGTTATAGAAAATACGAAAGAAGGCATAGATACTTTCTTCTGATCCTCGACTATTATAGTAGTTAGCTATAATCTTAAACAGTCTAACACGGTCAAGCGAACGACTTTTAGGAATTACCGAAGCGATCGTTCGCTCAATTGCGTCCAAATATTTTTCGCTTGCACGGTCAACATCGTGTTGGCGTATTAAATTATTCAGTTCATAAGAAGGCAACAGCTCCTTATTGAGATGGCGATAATACGCCTTAAGTAGCTTTATTAATTCAGGTGCGTCTGTTTCAAAGTGGTCAGGCAATACAGATTCAACTGTTTGCGCTTCCACCGCAGTCGCGGTTCCTGTTGCTATACTTAACTCCATCCGGTTTTATTTAATATGTTGTATTGCCAGTTGTAGTGGATCCCCCGCTTTGAGAAGAAGAAGAAGCAGAGCGATCCTTAGTAAATGTATTATATTCTACCGAACGAGAACCTCCTCCTCGTGCGATCTCATCTGGAAACGCCGAGATGTTTGAATTATTAATATCAACGTTCAATAAAAGATTTCTTTTACCAACAATATCGTTACTTCGTGTATTGACAATAAACGTTATCTCTGTTGTGGTATCAGCAAACAAATCGCTTAATTCCATTACTCCAGTTTCGAGATTAATTTCTCCAATATTACTAATCCGCCTTGTCACGCCTTCTTCAATTGTACAGGTATAAACGTTTCTTACAAATTGGTCGCTGCCAGGTTCGTCTTTAATATAAATTTGCTTTCCTGCAATGGTATGAACGGGACTAGTTGAAATCGTGTTAAGCACCTTTCCGTCATCAGGCGTCAGAGGAGCTCCAAATTTAACAGTGAAGTCTGAAATACTTCCATCAGCCGGGATGGTAATTTTCTTACTTAAGAAAACCCGAACCAAAGAGTTCATTATCGAATTAAGATGCGTATCAACATTTTTCTGGAATAGCGAATGCCTGAAGACAGTATCAAATCCGTTGAGGTCCGTCTCCGCAAAAGGAGTCAGAACGTTATTTTTAATCTCAAGTGCTAGCTCTGCAGCGCTTAGCGAGGAAATACTTGGATTGTATTTAACAAGAATGTCAAGTACGACATTTGCATATTCAGGATCGACGATTTGCGGAGTGATGGCAAGAATCTTTTTGGATTTGAGAAAGTCAAGAATAGAGGCTTTATCCGCTTCAGTAATAACCTCGTCTGTATAAGAAGAGTTTGGCTTCGCTGAAATAAAGGCTGTACCATAAGTAGGGGGATCGTTATCTTCCCCACCCCAAGCACTTACGCTTTGAACAAACGGGAAGTTAGAAATAATTAAATTCTTATAATCATCGGCAGTTACCGCACGGTCTTGAGTCGTGAAACTGTTAATCGCATTATTTTTTAAATTCGTAATGGTTTCTTTATCGCCTCCTCCACTTGATCGAGCTCCGCACATAATAGAAAGTGAAGTTCCCGCCTGGGTAAAGTTTCCGCTCGTGTCACCCGCAATTGAAAAGGCGGTATTTATACCATTTCCCGACTTCCCGCCTGTCACAAGATACTGAACTTCAATTACGTTGCCTGCATCAAGCTTGTCTCCATAAATGCCATTACCAAAAGTAAGTTCATAACGACCAGAACTATTTTCGTTGATAAAGTAAATTTTGGATTCTTCATCAACATCAATTGTACTGAATTGGTTATAACGTGTAGCGGTTCCTTCGCTCTTCGCACCGGTTGAATAAACCAAAACACGAAGTGTACTTATATCAACATCTTCATCTCCTAGTTCGTAACGCTGAGCCGTGTCAGCTGCATTAGCCTCAAATGTTGCGGTAACAAGTCGACCTTCGTAACCAATCAGGGGTTCTTCCTCAGTAACGGTG